GCCTACACCTGTACCACACAAAAGAATATACATTGCCTCGTCAAAGGCTTTAGGATCATCAATAGGAAGATACGAACAATTGTAGCCTGCAATGTTCTGGCGTTCCAGAGCATCCCCTGCTGTCATGATTGACCGCATGGATGGCATAACTTCAAGATTAGCTACTGCTTGTTCTAATTCATCACGCAGGGCTGTATCTAGCTTGTAACCGTGCTTATTTGCTAGATGTTTCTCCATGAAGTTAAAGTATCGTGCCACTGTCTCTTCCCAGTGTTCCCGCCGGTTCTTGTCATCAAGAAAGCGAGAATATCTGCTTTTGGCTATATACGTTTGGTAGGGTGTCATTATTTTCCTTCTTCTAATTCAATGAGTTTTTCAATATAATGGATAGCCTTTTTCAGGTCTTCCACGCCTCCCTTGTCTTTCCAACGGGACAGATATTTTACAGCATTGCCAGTGAAATAGCAAAGGTTATTTTCATGAATATAATCCCACGGCTGTATTGACTTTTTCGTATAGTGAGTGCCTCCTACCTGTTTATCCTTAATCGGTTCTTTACCTTCTTCTTCCATAATTTTAGAAATATATTCAATTGTTGTCATCATTACTGGGTGCTGTGTGTCCATTGCTGTATTTCCTCTGTAGGTATTCAATGCTTAAAAAAAGCTCATCAAAGTGACCATCCTCGACTTCATTCATGACAAGAAGTCCACGCCAATGCTTGTTACTTAGCTTGTCCATATATGATTCATCGTGCAGGTAGTAACTACCAACGACAATAGAACAGATAGGCTTACCATCAGCACGTTTACCATAGGCGACTTGTTTGCCTTGCTGATGTCCTGCTATGCAACTCATGTGGAGTTTGCTGATAATAGCCGCAGGAGAAGCAGCAGGTCTACCCATAGCACCAACAGGCCAATAATGGTTAAACCCAACGCCATTGATAAATACAGGATGCAGGAACTCGTGTACTTCCCAATCTTTTTCATATTCTAAATCCTTTGTAGATATCAATCCTTCCAGCATAGGATTATTATTAATAGCTCTGTCGATCCTATTCTCATGGTTACCCATCGTTAAAACCATGCGAGGTTTATAGACCTTGTGTTTATTTATCTTCTGTTGCTTTTGCAGTTCTCGCAAGGGTTGCAGGAGAATCTGCATTGCTTTCTTAGCGACATCGACATCCTTCTGATAGCGCAAGCCTTCAAAGTATTTTGAGCCTTTGATGTCATGACTCGAAAGACTTGGCATATCAGCAAAGTCACCAATGTTGACCACTACATCAGGCTGGTAAGTACAGATAGCTTTGCCAGCCCATTCAAGGTGATCAAGAGGGATTCCTTCTTTGATTTGACAATCAGGAATTACTAGTATTTTCATCAGTGCTTTCCTCGTTCATTTTCCATAAATCAACTGGTCTATGTTCACCACCGTTGTTTAACTCTGGATGCTCGTTAAGAAGATTATGAAATAAATCACTATTAAGTTCTCTTCCGGGAGCACTGGCGTAATTGTGGTCAAATAATGGATTCTTTACAGAATAGTAAACCTGTGAACGAATATCGTATCCATAAGATGCCTCCAATACTTTTAGAACCTCTTCAACAATTTGAATCCATGTAGGGCCAGAGAAACTATGTGAAAAACTATAATGAGTATCTGGATAGTCTGAGTCATTATAATTATCTGTGGAAATATTAAAACTGACTGTTGTTTCCTTGAAATTGTTCATACTGTTTCCTTCCTGTATTTTGAAAAAATAATCTTCAAGTTGCATTAAAAGCCTCCTTAATCGACGGGAATTCTTTAAAGATTATATCTCTACATTGTTCCGCTACTTCACGATGTTCCTTTTGTGTTGACTTATCGCAACGAATATCAATGTAGTGCAGCCAGCTACGTAGGGTTCCATTCATGTACATCCTACTCATGGTTAACCCTTCAGGTAAAACTTTACGAGCTACCTCTTTAGCTATTCCCTTTTTGATCGCTTCATTGTAGATAAGCTCTGCATGATCAATTAAGGAATTCTGAGCATACCCCCACCAGTATTTTAAAGAAGGATCATTTGTTTCAATACTGTTTTGTCTATTGGTACTATCTTGTAACCGAGCAGGAATGCTTGTAAAAGACGACACTTCAGCATACCTTTGGCTAAATTCCTGAAAAGAAAAACTTCTGTGCCTAAGTATTTGTCTGGCGATATCTCTAGTGGTTTCTATCTCCATACAGACATTAACCATTTCAAAAGGTGACCAGTGTTTATTGTCTATAAGATATTTAAGCAGCTTCGGGGCCGTTGCCGTATTGTTTTGGTTCGCTGGGTTGCTTACCCTTGCCATGTACGCTATCTTTTCCTCCGCTTTCGGTGTTATCCACATCACATTCACTTGGGTCATAAAGCCGTCCTTCTTTAACTGCTTGTCTTAACATAAACATAAGAGCAAATCTTATAAGATCTTCTTTTTCCTGAAGAGTTACCTCCATAGTGTAATCTGCTGAACCGTCTTCATTCTCTTTAATAAGATTTAGTTCCATGATTTCCATCCTTTAATAAAATATTCAGCATCGACAATCGCTAGTGGCTTATGCTGGTTTTGTTTAATAAAAACAACAGGCTCGTGTGTCCCGTGTGAGCAGGCTTGATTGTAGAAGTCATAGACGGCGATACGTGCATAGCTTTTACACTCAATCTGCCAAGGATACACCTTACGTGCGGCAGGAGAGAGCATTACATCCTCACCGCCAGCGCCCATTGAGGTTGACTTAATATCATCAGGCTCTAGTGTTGGCTCAAATGCCAACAACTGATTAGCTACCCACTTCTGTAGGTTTCTTCCCTTAGCCTTTGCTGAAGATGTTTTCATGCTTTTGTTTTATCGTACTGGTGTAGCAATGCACCAAAGGCATCAGTAAACTCTTCATCATGATTAGTTTTACCCATCGTGAAAAGAATAGCATGAACCAACTCGTGCATAAGTGTCTGGCTTGTTGTCTGCTCATTCATGCCTGCACGGATGAGGATCTCCTGCGTGGCTGGACTGCAACTTCCGTAATCGGCTAATCCTTCGACGAGTCTGACTGTCCAGTCGAATCCTGCGAGGGTGAAGGAGGATACCATAGCTGGTCTGGGAGCCGCCTTAACCATAATAGCCTCGCATTCTCAAGAACCCTGTCTTTGTTTCCGTCATAGGCTTCAATACACGCATCATAATACTCCTGTTCTGTTTTACAATCTTTTAAGATTTTATTAGCTTTTACTGGCCCGATTCCTCTAAGACCAATAATATTATCGGTACGATCACCGGTAAGGAGTTGACAATAAAAGTTATGTCGTCCTTCTTCCCCAGTGATGTAATACTTTTCTTTCTTTACAAAGTTATAGTGCCATCCGGGAACCTGATCAAAGTCTTTATCAATGGACACTATCCAGAAATTTCCTTGGGAGGCTTCGGTCGCAATGGAGTCATCAGCCTCTTGACCTGTGACGGTTTCTGCTCCGAGCCTTCCGAGATAGTCTCTGAGGGCTTCGTAGTGTCTGGGTCGCTTGAAGTCTTTTCTGTTTCCTTTGTATGGGGCTGTCTTTGCCACCATATATCGAAAATTCCCGGCTCCTGTGAGGTAGGCTTTGTAGTCATCGCAGTTTAGCTCCGTATAAACTATTTCAAACAACAGCTCCTTAGCTCTAGCAAAACAGATTTCCTCTGTTTCCTCTTCTGACGCAAACGCTACCCTGTATACGATAACGTCTGCGTCAATAAGAGCTATTTTAGGAAGCTCAAAGGGTATCATCGTCTTCCTGTTTTGCAGCAGGAATATATGTTTTAACCTCTGTTACGATAAGGTATGTCTTATCCTCTTTTTTGCTATGCAAGATCGTAGGAGAATTCCCTCTTTCAGCACTAAGCTTATGCTTGTAGGCAGCAACAACGGCTTCACACTTGGAACCGTTACCAAGGGTATCAACCGCTACCAGATTTCCTTCAGCATCTCGTGGCTTAAACAAGTATTTACTCTTGGCAACAATGAAGTTACCCATCGAGTCTTTGTGTTTGACACGAATGCCAAGACCGGTAAGTTTAACAACATCATCATCAGAGATGTTACCAATGGTGCATTCGTATCGGTCATTAGTTTTGCCAAACTTTTTATTGAATTCAGCCATCCATCTGTTCCAGAACAGCTCACCAGAGATTTTAACGGGCTTAAGATCGTTCATTTCAGTTCCTTTGAAAGTTAATAAAATGCCTGTCTTTCCAGACTGTCAATGTATAGACTTTTCTGTTGTATCCAACATAGAGTCTAAGTATTCAAGTGCAGCCAATAAAACTGAATACACTTGAACAACATCCAAATTATTAGTGTGCATTAAGCTAAAATGATCATTTTCTATATCAATTATGATTCTTGAATCAGGTATTTCCTCAATGGGTGTCTCGCCATGACTTTCCATATTTGTATTCTCCGTCCAAAGGACACCGTAGTTTAAAATGTTTTCCTGCTTCCACAATGCTATCCTTGGCTGCGTTACCTGCCATGTCAGCATAGACTTCAGGACACTCGAATTGTAACTCATCATGGACATTGGCAACCAGCTTCACAGGCCACCTGTATTTCTTGATTTTACCATGAAATATGACCAATGCCTGTTTCATCACGATAGCGCCTGCTCCCTGAAGTAAGCTATTAAGTGCTGCGTGTTCAGATCTGACCCATATCTTTCTACCATCAAGCCCCGGTACATAGCCCTTGCTTGCATAGAGGGCAACTTTATTACGTAGAACCTGCAACGAGGGAGTCGCTTCAAGAAAGGAATTAATAAGCCGCTCACCTTCCCTAGCGCCACCTCCAACAATAGCACCGATCTTTGACGGCCCCGCACCATAGAGGAAGGCATAGATGAATGTCTTCGCCTGATCCCTTGTTTGTAAACCAGCTGCTTTCTGGTTCTTCGTATGGACATCCGTGCCATCTTTCGAGCTTCCCTCGGTGACAGTTTTGACATAATCATTATCCTTCATATAATGAGCAAGCATACGTAGCTCAAGACCGCTAGCGTCACAACCAACCAGTACATTATCATCTTCTACCGTCCAACATTGTCTGCATTCTGGGCCATACAAGCTCCCAGCGTTAGGGATCTGTGCCATGTTAGGACTAGAGTGAGTCATACGCCCTGTTACGGCTCCGTTAGTGATTACCTTACCGTGTACCCTACCATCTTCACCGAGAGCCTCAATCCAGCTTTCCACCTGAGCGATTCTCTTTTGTAGCAAGAGATATTCTGCAATTGTTTTAGCCTCAGGAATAGACAAATCCATAAGAACAGATTCATCTACGATGGGTTGATTTGTCTCAGTAAACTTCTTTGGCTTCCACCCTAGCTCAATCAGCTTTTCTCCGATCTGCTTTCTGCTTCCGGGATTAAAAGTGATGATTTCATCCTTGAGTCGCTTTCCTGTCTTTTCTGAGATTCGCTCTTTTGTGACAGGAGGCCATCTCTGTTGCATCTGTTCATATATTCCTGCCATCTTTGTCTTGAGGTCAGTAAGTAGCAAGGTTGCATAAACTGTATCGAGTTTGAATCCGTTCCGTTCCTGTTGAGCGATAATGCTTGCTACTTTGTGTTCTAGCTCTAATGATTCCTCAGAGAATTCTTTAGCTGCTAGTTGTTCAGTGATGTGCCTGTAAGCCAAAACAAGAACATCGACATCACGCACACAATAGTGTTCCAGCAACGATTGAATAGGTGCATCAAAGCATTCATTGGGATACTCTTCCTTCCGATCCATCATCCATTGCCAAACAGCCTTGTAGTTAATCTTTGGAATACCTAGCTGCTTTCCGTAGCTTTCCAAGCTGTGTCCGTTCTCTCTCGTTGGCTCTAATAGCCTGCTTGCTACTAATGTGTCGAATACACTCTTCAGCTTGATCTGCGTGTTCCATAACCTGTTCAGGTGATAGAAATCGAAGGCTATCCCATTGTGAGCTATCAGGAGTGTAGCCTTGTTTAGATAGTCGTTTAGACCATTTGGATTGTTCCATGTTAATGTTTCTCCTGTGTCAATGTCTTTAGTTACGCATAGATAAATCTGATTGTGTTTCAGATTCGTTTCTATGTCGAGTGCAATTCTCATGATCTTCTTTCAAGGTTTCGTATGCGTGTATAAGCTCGTGATACCGAGATTGTAGCTCAAAATACTTGTCTTCCAAGCTGACAAGCCTTCCGATGATCTGTTCAAGGTCTAGCATCTTTTTCCTTATTGCAGCGTATCTCTGCTCGTAACTCAGCCGGGTTGAGGGTTCTTGTGTACTCGTAATTCCTGTTGGTGTACCAGTAAAGAGATGCAAGAACAGCACAGATTATACCAAAAGATGTAAACCCAGCATGAAGAAAATTAAATACTTTATTCCAGTCCATGATGTTAAATAAATGAATCAATGTTTACAGGGATACAAGTACCACTAACAAAAGGCTTCACCTCTGGTGGCATATCACTGATGCCCTTCTTAATAGCCTCCTCGCATTTAGCTTTATCCTGCATTGGCTTAGTGTAACCAAACTCACAGGTGCTTATGCACACTGCAAGGATTGCTATGTAGATGGTCATGTGTTCTTCTCCTT